TAACAAATGTGGTTGAAGTTACCATTGGATAGTCTGATGGTTGCCAATTACTCTCTGGGCTAGTAAATATACCTTTTACAGTATTAAATAAATTTCTTCTAGATTGTTTGGTTTGAATCGTTATGCCACCTCTAAAGTCATCTTCATCTAAAGTTATTGAAGGAGCAATATATTTACCACCAGCTAATAAAAACTTTCCATTTGAATAACTTAATATTCCAAGCATAGAGCCTGTAATTTCATCTATAGCTGTCATTGGCTCTACATTTGAATAAATAATACCATTTGCTTCATATCTGTTTTCTGTACCACCAGCAGATAAAGAAATATCTTCATCACAAATGTTTGCAACTGTGGTAAATGATGTTGTATCTATTTGCGTTGTAGGAACAGATAATCCAAATCTTGTGTCTGATAAATAATCATATAAAATTAATGCTGGATTATTACTGTATGCTGTTGATCCTGTTCTAAAATCTAATACTTTTTTGCCTTTAATTTCTGCACTTATATTTGGGATTCCTTGTGGAAAAACATCTGCGTCATATTTTAACTTAACATACAGATAAGCTATTCCAGACAACATATGGGAAGCAGTCCATTGTGATACTTCTGAAACTAAGTCTGCGTCTGCTTGTTGTGTGTCGCTACCCAAATGTTGCTTTATTCTAACTGTTAATTCAGATGTATCAGAAAATTTTTGTGTTGCTATAATTGCATAATTTGTTTCTGTTGTTGTTCCAGCTAAATAAGGCTTTGGTGCATTTGCATTATTAAAAGGTGATATTCTAGTTTGACCAGATGGAGTTTGCTGGAAGATTGATGTTGCTCTCACATCTGTTTGTAATGCAGATGATAAAGTTACTGCTAAAGTAAATCTTGTTCCAGAGCCACTTGCTGTTCCACCAGAAGATACACCATAATCAACTCCATTAATATTTATGGTATCGGCTGTAGCTACTGTAAATGCTACATCTGATACCAAAGTAACTGATGTTATGCCTTTCAGAATACCTTGTCCATTTTCTATTCTATAACCACCAAAAGGCAACTGTCTATTAAAAGGCATAGTCGTATATTCTGAAACTACAAGAGTTCTTGTTTTGGTTGTAAACCTTGATTCTGTTGCATATTTACTTGGGCTAGTAACTTTGAATTGAGTTACTCCATTACTATCTGTTCCAGCACTTGCAAGAGTAAGTTCATCTTCTCCAAAATAAACTTTATCAATAGATTGTATTTCGTGTGAAGCCATTTGAACAATAACATGCAAATCTTGATTATTGTTTGTTGATTCCATAAACAATATTCCACCAGATTTTTTTGTTTCTCCATAAACAGTATCTCTAGTTATGATGGCTTGTTTAACCATTTCTGTTCTGGTTTGAAGTTGGCTTTGATAATTTGTTTTAGGTTTTCTAGCAAATGCTTTTGAGAGAACAGCACTTACTAACATATTTCCTATCACATTAACTGCAAATGCTAAATATGGGTTTGTTATCATTAACAGATTACTAAAGAATCCACCTTTAGAGCCAATCTTTGCAATACTATCTACTATTTTACCCATTACACAAAATGCCTTTTAGTTAATATTTCTTTATGTATTATCTTATCTTTATGTATTCTTAGCCATTTAACTTTTTGATTACAGCCAAGCAACTGTGTAAAATATTGTCTAGTCCAATCCATTATTTCTTTAACATTATTTCTAGCAACTATATCCATATGCCAAACAATATCACCAGAGTTCCATGCTTCTTGATTTAGCTTATTTGTTTTTAATAAATATTCTTCTTCAATTTCATCTAAAAAAGCCCAATTAGAAAAGCCATATATTTTGCCATTTTCTTTATGTATTTTATATTGATTTAATATTAAAGATGGATATATATGTGCAAATATTTCTTCATTTGAGTTATCTTTGAATCTGTCAAATTCTTTATATAAATTTATAATTGGGTCAATATTTATCATGTTGAGCCACCACCCCAATCAATAGATTTGTCTTGTAAATCGTCAACAAACTCTAAGCCTTTATCATTTGGAAAAAAATGTTTTTGGTCTTGGTCGGTATATCTAAAATCAAGTGGTCGTTCTAATGATATAAGTTTACTCTCAATATCAAATGATATAGTTGATGTTTCGCCAGATTCATTAATATTTACACTATCTACAAAACCAGAAAATATTTGATATGGGTCATCAACAATAGCAAGAGAATTACTTGTGGTTGTTAGCACTCCAAAATAAACATTAACCACCACTCCTTGCTGTGTTTGTGTCAACGCACTTGCTAACACATCTGTATTTAAACCACTAGCTACAATTTTAACTCCACTAGCTTTGGTTTCTGCTGTTTCTTGAACTGAACTTATTGAGATTAAATTGCCTAACCCTGTGTATATCTGACCTTCAACAGTAAAATCTCCATATCCTGTCCATACTCTAAGAGGTTGCGTGTACAAAAATTCTACAGCATAAAATGGTCTAGTTTGAGTGCTAGATAATTGAGTAGAGAATGTGCTACCAATCGTTCTAGCCATAATGATTAACCTTTAGACTTAGTGGCTTTTTTCTTAGTGGCTTTTTTCTTTGTTTTAGTTTTGGCTTTAGTTTCTTTTGGCTCGTCAACTTTAACTTCTATCGCTGAATTGTTAGAAATAAAGTTGTTCGCTAAATCTACTTTCCATTGTTTATCACAATCAATAATCTCATTGTTTTTATAAACTCTGGTTGCATTTCCAGATTCATTACTAGAGCCTTTAACATCTCTTAACATTTTTATCTTCATATTTCTCTCCGTTATTCATTACATAATATTCTTTAAATACTATCTAATCAATATAAGAGTGAGGAGCAGACAATGAGCAATCAAAACCACTCCCCACAAACTTATCAGATATTATGCGTCTGTTGAATCAATAGGATTACCCAACACAGCTTGAACACTTATAGGAGTGCCGTTGCTGTGAGTACCTGTTGCGTCAATCTTAACTCTCACATATCTGTTCCCACCGATATAACCAATTTGGCTTGTCTGTGGTGTTTCGCCATTTGCGTCTAGTGTCAAAAAGATACCAGAGCTATCAACACTTCCCTCTGTTACTGCTGTTGAGCTAGTAACGGCTGAAAATGTAGAATCGTCTGTTGAATCTTGAAGTATAAAGTCAAACTTCACACTCCCAGATAATGTATCGCCTTCAATACCAGAGTTCACAATGAACATTACTGATTCAAAACCTTGTGTATCAACAGTAGTTCCATTTGCGTCTGCTGTAAATACTTTTGCGTCTTGACAAGTAACTGACTTAGTTCTATTTGCAATATCTCTCATAATAAACCCCCGTTATGCAGAAATGTTTTGTAGTCTAATCGCTTCCGCTAAAACTACAGCACCGCCAACTCTTCGTCTGGCGACATAACGAATATTACCACTTGTTGCTTGTGAGTAAGGATCACGCATGACCGATAAATTTACCCTGTCAACAATAGTGTAAGCTCTTGAGAAATCTCCATATGCTATCGGCTTAGCTGAACCAGCTACATCTGGCATATCTTCTGCTAAGATGTATGGCTTTCCTAAGATTGTTGCTGGTGTTCCACCAACATAGCTCATAGCATTTACAAATATCTTTTGACCTTCTGTATCTTCTAACTTTAATACATCAGCAAAAGTAGCTCTGTTCATCACAAAACTTGCGTTTGCCATATAGTCAGATTTGATAGCCATAGTTAAGTCAACAAGACCATTAGCTGTCAATGCAGTTCCACTTCCAGAATTAGTTGAACTAACTCCAGCAGATGAATCTGTAAAGCCTTGTGGTCTACCAACACCATTTCCAGATACAAATGCAGTACCTTCTGCTTTCGCAAACTGTGTACCAAATTCTTCTGACATTTCTGATTCTAAGTCAAAAGCAGAATCTTCCAACATAGCTTGTGAAATATCCACTAAAGCATAAAGCTCATGTGCGTCTATTTGCATAAGACCTGTTGTATATCCTGTTGTTTCTGATCTAGTGCCTGTTTCTGCAACAAAAGAAGCAGAGAATTGACCTGTTCTTTTAGGAATCTCAATACCTCTGTTTGATGTAGTTCTAACTCTAGCAATAGAACGGATTGGAGAAATCTCTGTTACACCTTTAATTAAGTCTGCAACATATTCTGCTGGAGCATAGAAACCACCTAATGTATCGTCAGATTCATAAAGTGCTTTCTTTTCCATTTCATCAACTTCCCCTTTTCTTAGCCAATCACCAAATGCTTTCATTTGAATATCAACATCTTTTGTTTCGCCTGTATTAGGTCTAGCAATAACTGTTTCCAAGTTATCTAGCTTTGCCTGTGCTTCTGCTAAGTTCTTTTCTTGAATCTCAATAGCTTGTTTGGTTTCTGCCATTTTAGAAATGTCATCAGCCATTTTATCAACTTTTTCTTCAAGTAGAGGATCAGCAGAGCCTTTCTTTTCAATCTCGTCTAGTCGCTTTGAATTTTCGCTTTTGAAATCTTCAAAAGTAGAATTCAAATTGTCTATTACAGATTTGATTTCATCACTCATAATAAACTCCGTTAATGTTTAATTGTTTCAATTAAATGCTTAATACTATCCACAACATCTCGCTGTTCATTTAATTCTGGATTAAATGATTTATATAATATATTGGCACTTTGTTTTGCAACAGAACTAGACATTAATCCCACATCACGCAAGTAATGCTCTATCTCTCTCACATTCATTTCAGCTAATTTCACTTTGGTAATCTTAGCTTTCGGATTCATTGGAAAAGTAACCATTGATATTTCCATCAAATCCAAATTCGTTATCGTTCTTTTCTTTAGCTTATCGCTATATTTATAATCATCTGGTGATAGCTTATAGCCGATTGACATAGAATCTAATGCACCCATCTTCATTAGCTCGTACACTTCTTTGCCTTTCTGTGTTCCCATAGCTAATCTACCTTTAATCTTTAGCCCTCGTTTATCTTCTTCAAGTGCGTCAATCACACCAATAGGTTCATCAGTCTTATGCTGATAAAGCAATTTAATTTGTTTGGGTTTTTTGTCATAGATTGATTTAGCAAATGCACCTTGTTTGATAACATCATTTCCTAAATCTTTGTTGCCAAATACAGAAGCATAACCTTCAAAGCTCCCATCTTCGTCTGTATCAATACCTTTATAATCACATTCAAGGTCTAAAACATCATTTACTATTTCAAAATGTTCATCAGACATAACTCAAATTCCTTGTCAAGTAAAAGTTCCTTTATGATAGCAATACTTGTGCATTAATTACAAGCAAAAAAAAAGGTGCAGAGAATTAGCAAAAACTCCACACCAAAACTTTAGCAAGTTTAAATCTTTAATATGTTATTAGTAAAAATAACCAACCAGTACCCAACATCATAGCAAATAAAATTGTACTTGCCACAATTTCCCAGCCTGTCATATATTCTTCATGTTGATTGTGTTTATCTTCCATATTTTACTCCATAATAAATGGAAGCATTTCTGCTCCCTGTTAAGTTATTTTGTTTCTAACAATTTACTCATGCCTTGAAATACTATGTTGTAAGCATTTACTTCGTAACACCATCTATCAAAAAAATCATCATCATCACGATTATTACTCAAAATATCTTGCATAGCTGTTAGCCCAGAAAGAACATTACCATTTCCCCTTTGCATAATAATCAACTCTGCTTCTTCCCATGACATCTTCATTTCATTGTGTTGTGGTATATTAAACATTTCCGATCTCCTATTTAAGTTTTTATTTATAAGTTGTTATTAACTTATAAGACCTATTATATACAATTTAATTATATAGTCAACTTTATTATATACTTTATTTAATCTGTAAGTGTTTGATTTATATAGCTATTAAAAAATATATACAATTATTTTATAAAATATTATAATTATTGATTGAGATTAACTAAAAATGAGCAAAATTATGGCTTTGACATTTACAGAAGCATTTAAAAAATTAAACGATATTCTTGAGCAAGAAGAAATTACTTTGGCTGATTATAAAGTGTTTATGAGTGTTCCAATCTTAAAAAGCTATGATGAAGTAGAAACTTTAACTTTAATAGAAATTCAAGAAGCTATGATAATAAGAAGTAGTGAAATTGTTGCAAAAACAGGCTCATCAGAATTTATTTTTCAATAATTACAAATTTTTTAAAACAGTATTTTCGTAGAAATCTATCCAATCTTTACTGCATTTATTTTTAAATCCCATATTATAAAGTGCAAAATTTTCAGCGAACCATTCTTTATGATTATACGAAGAATACCCTGTTGGATAAAGTTTACTTACCCCATTTTGTCTTATAAGTTTATTATCTTTTCTAACTGCTTTATTAAAAACAATTCTTAATTCATCTTCTATGTTATCTAAAGTCCCAGCTATTCTTGTTTGCTGATGAATGTGATGTCCCATCTCGTGATATATTGTCATTCTTTTCATATCTAAAGATAAATCTAGTTTTTCTGCGTCAGACAAATCTTTTAATCTTCTACCTTTCAATAAATAATAAGCTGAACTAAAAGGAATGTTAAAATCTGCTTTTACTGCTTGTCTTTTTCCTACTCTTTGCGTAGTTCCTGTTAATGCTGTATTTCCTATCTGCCAATTACTTTGTTTTGTAATAATATCATTGTTTGCGTCATCTGCACCTTTTATCAGCATATATTTGCTTCCTTTGCCTTTCATAAGTTTTTTATTAATATGCAAAATTCCATCTCCCATAGAAGCATTTGCATTTCTTCTACCAACTGACAATGTAGCTTTCAGTTTAGGTAATTTATTCTTTACTGCTAATTGATTCGCTTCCTCTAAAAGAATATTTACTTCTGTTAATTCTTTTTCATTCCAATCATCAGTATAATATTGATTATCATCAAAACTACCACCATATCTATCTGGCAAATATTTTTTTCTATCTTCTTCATTAGTAAATCCTTGTGTAGAATTTAATTTAACATCTTCTCGTAATTCTTTTTTGTTTTTTGTAACAACTATTGCAGATCCTTTTATTGGATTCAGTAACGATGTTGCGTTTCTTTCAACAACTACCTCTGGAATATCCTCTACTGGCACTATAGGACTATCTGGCTGTGGTGTAGCTCCGATCACATCATCTGCCGAATCATAATACAAAGTAAAACATCTGCAATTAATAACATTTAAAGCACCACCATTCATATCTCCTGTGTAACTCATGCTTCTTTCGGTAAATGCACCACCAGCAACAGGTGTCAAGACTTTAAACATTTCATCTCTGCCAATAGTAGTGCCATTCATAGCTCTATGCCAAGACCTAGTTCTAACATCTAATGCACTATTCCAAGTCTTTACAGGCTTTTCAAAATCTAAACTTTTAGATATTTCGTCATTACCATAATTCATAGCTGAATGAGTTTCTGTTCTGGCAATCATGGTGGCTCTATATGGCTGAAATGCGTTATTTTGTCTAATATTTTTAGATATGATAGGTATGGATTCTCCATCAGCAATACCTTTCTTAATCGCTTGTTTTATTTGCTTTCTTGTCGTTTGTGATATATCAGCAACTTTGTTGGCTGTTACATTTTGGATATATTTTGCCACAGCTAGATCAATAGCACTCTCTTGCTTGGTTTCTCGTTGCTTTATTAGTCTTTCCCCAGAAGCAGTAATGACCGCCCTATAATGATTAGACAATATCTTATAGAAATCATCAGAAAAATCTTCCAAGAAAAAATAGTACATATCTTCGTATTTAAGATATTCTTGCTCTGCCTTTCTGGCTGTTTTTCTAAACAGTTTTTTGATTTTTGCGTTTAGACTTTTGGATAGGTTTAGATATAGCTTGAGTTGTTCTTTATAGTCCTTGCGTCTATTAATCCTAATTTTTGCCATTTACTCAATTATTTCAAAGTGAACTGCGTCTATAAAGCTCATATCCCTATTCAATTTGAAATCTCCTGTTACCCAGCTTCCACCCCATCTTATTTTAATATCTAAGATTTCGCAAACCTCTCCAACCACTCCAGCAACAGCTTCATAATATTCTAGCTCCCAAGTAACCTTGCCATTATCATAACAAACAATATCAACAGCCTTACCTTGACAATGAAGGGATTTAGAACCAACCTTGCTCAATCCATCTGCTTTGAGCTGTTCGGCTCTCTCAAGGCTTCTCATGCCCTCTGTGATACCAAAATCAATAGGTGTTAGCTTAATAACTTCATTCATAACTAATTTTAAGTCTGGGTGTACTGTTTCTAATTTTTCTAGTGATCCACTTCCAAATTTAAACATAGTTTAGTCCTTTGATGATAATGGGTGATCTTTAGGTAATAAATCTAAATCAAACTTACCACCTCTAAATTTACCTGTTCTAACAGCATATAATAGAGAATTTACTCTGGCATAAGCCCAACGGTCCTCTCCGCCACTTGCTCTAACACTTGGTCTAACTGATTGCGGATTAGTTCTATATGCACCAATTCCTCTTTTAAAAGATGAAGCTAACATTCTAAGATTTACTCGCTTTCCCTTTTTATCTCCATGCTTTTCGTTATGCTCTTTGACCTTTTCACGCAACCCTTTTTCTACTGCGTCTGTCAAGCCATATGCACCTTTTATTTCCATATCATCATATGACTTTTCTCTCTCTGCCATAATCTGATTTCTTTTCTGCCTTGACCAACTGAATCCAGAATCACCACCCCACAATGACCAAGCTATTCTTCCAGCACTCGGATAACCTTTTTGACTTGGCTTAAATCCTTGACCTTGCTTATCTACTTCGTGTCTTGAAAAGAATGAGAACATTCTAAGAACTGTGTCTGGCGACATTCTCTCACCACTTACGATTTGATTTGCTCTGGCGACACCAACTTGGGTGCCACCCCTAGAGAACTTTTTTCGCCATTCAAGCCCTCTCCTAGCTTCTTCCTTCATGCCTTCGGTGGCTGTTAAGTCTAAATCAGATAAAGCCTTTTCTTCTCCAATTAATTCATCATATTCTGCGTGAGTAGAACATGGCATATAAACAGTTTGACCATCTCTATCCATTGTATGTGTTCCCTCGCAACCAATTACTTCGGCTCTATCTAATGCTTCTTGTTCATTATCAAACACATCTTCATCAAGCATTTCTTTTCTTTTCTTTGGTTTTTTCTTTTTTGGATCGTCATATTTTTCCTCTAAGTCTAAGCCATATATATCTTCATACTGTTCTTCATAAAACTTAGATTCATCTTCATCTTCGTCTGGCTGAACAGGTGGAGTATCGTCTACCTCGCCCAATGGGAATAAATTTGATGGTACTAATAAGCTATCGCCACCATCTATCGGCTCAAGACCAAGTCTTTCTCTGGCTTCGTTTCTAGTCAATATGCCTTGCTGTACACCTTGACTGACATTGGCATAAATCTGTTTTCTTTTCTCTGCCATAGCTGGAATAGAATCTATGTCATATTTGATACTTAAATCGCCATCATATAAAGGTGCTAAGTATTCGTTTAAGTCTGATTCTAGTCGTTGCAATAAAGGTATAATGGTTTCTTCATACAATGATAATCTAGCTTCTGCCACATTCGCATATGTCTGATCTGCAATTCCAACTAATTGAGCTGGTACACCAAAACACAATGCAATCTCTCTGGCTGACATATTCATCAGTTCCAAGAAGTCCATATCTTTAGGATTCAATCCCATTTGTACATAATCAAAGTCGCCCTCTAACAACATTGGTCGCCCAGCATTGGTGCTGGAAGAAAACCTAGTTTCCAAGTCTTGTAGCAACATAGCCCTCTGGTCATCTGTCAAAGTTGCAGACGAACCTGTTTCATCTTTGGGTTGAAACTTCAACATGGCAGATGGTGTACAGCCATTCTTTAACAATCCTACATTATGCAAACCAGCCATATTGTGCTGGTCAATGTTATAAGCTGACGCAACGATTGGAGATAAGCCGTAAAAATCGTCTAGTGGATTCCATAGTTTAATGTGTTTAAGTTGTGAATAACCTGTTAATGGATTTACTTCATATGAGTTTATTACCTTATTATCTAGCTTATATTGATAGGCTTCTGGAATCATTGATGTTCCTGTCTTAATGTGAATCCTGTCTGGTCTTAGCAAATATAATTCTGTGGGTGCAGTTGTGTCTTTATCTTTAATCATATAAGAGTTGCCAGATATGAGTAGATAACTTATCAATGAATGGAAATACTCTACTCCAGATTGCAAGGGATTTGGTCTTTCCAATAAAGATATTAATGGGTGGCTGTCTAGCTGATTATCTCCAGCAAATACTTTTATTTTAACTGCACTTGCGTTGTTCGCAATCATACTCACAGATTTATATACTATGGCATTGGATTGATAACCTTGTTTTGCTTGATCTTGATACCTTCTTATGCCTTTACCTTGATATGCCTGTATCTTATTAAACAGCACTCTAGGAGCTTCTTTTCTTTGAATCTGCTCTGTTTGTTTTTTGAATCTATCAAATAATCCCATTATATAATCCTCAACTGATTCTAAAAATTGCTCTGCCAGAATTCATGAGTGAGCTAATTCCCCAAACAAGTGCGTCTAATCTATCTGGACTTTTTACTGTGTCTGGAGTGTAACTGCACATCTGTTCTTCTAACTCCTTAAAATAACCCACATGGTGAACTTTTCCTTGTTCATACAATGCACTTATTGGCTCTGCTCTCAACATCTTTCCCCTTGTTGCTCTGACTGATGAATAAGGTACATTCACATCTTGCACTCGTAAAAGTTTTTCAATTAAATCCCCACCATTGTTGACTTCACAAACTATTCTATCTGCGTCAAACTTATAATACAACTCTATTGCTCGTTTTATCCAAACATCTGGGCTGAATACACCAGATTTATCATCTAATATGTAGAAATGATTATCAACACCTCTACCAGCAACAATAATTCCTGTTTCATCTGAATTTGAATTGGCTGTTACTGCTGGATCAACGGCAATAACAATTCTTTGCATTTCTGGAGTAACTTCTATTCTTGATTCTTCAATATTTGTAGAATGAAATAATGCACCTTCTACATCTTCCAATATCTCTGCATAAAGTTCCTGTCGCCCAAGCCTTGTTCCCTCGTATCTTTCCTTTAACATTTTAATAGCAGATGGAGCAAGATTATCAATGTTCTCAAAAGTATTTCCCTTGATTACTTTGGTGTCTGACCTAACTGCTAATTCTTTAACAAGCTCTGTTGGTCTAGGAGTTGTGGTAATAATACATTTTGGAGATTCGCCTAATCGCAAAGCCATCATCAAGTTATCAAATGTTTCCCTGTATCGCCAAGACGCAAGTTCATCACACCAAACTCTATGAAACTGCACACCTCTTAACCTGTCTGGTTCTATTGCTGGGAATCCTATGATCTTGCTACCATTATAAAAAGTGATTTCACTTTCTGACTTGTTATATCCAGATTCAGCCAATATGTCTTTATCCAATACAGACAATATTCCAGATTCACCTTGAAAGCATATCTTTCTTAAATCCCCATGAGTAGGAGCAATCACACCACAAATAACATTTGGATTGACTAAGCAATATTGAATTATATCCATAGCTCCGCACTTTGTCTTTCCCCAACCTCTACCAGCTAAGAATAATTGGATATTATAATCATCTTCATCAACAACTATTTGATTATTTCTGGCTTTCGCATACCAATCAATGAGTAGTATTGTCGCTGTCTTTTTCTGTGAGTTTAGCTCTTTGAATGTCTGTGATGAGCTGTCTAAATTTATCATCTTGCTCTGTGCCATCTTGAATCTCCAATACTTGTTTTTCAGTCCATCTAGCTTGTGTTTTTAGCCAAAATATACAAGCTGTTACAGCTTCTCTGCCTGTACCTGTGGCAATCTTAAAAAGATTCTCTGATATTTTAGCATTTGCAGTCGCCTTGCCATTCAATAATTCTTCTTGATAATACTTATAAAGTGATGGTTTTGATATATTTAACATGGAGCATATCTGCTCATGCGGTAATCCAAGCCCAGATAACTGCGTTACCATTCTTGAGTTATCTTCGGTTTTTTTGACTATTTTAGGCATATATACCTTTTATAAGGTAAAAATAAAAAAAAATCAATTAAAACAATTTAACTTGTTTTCTATCTTCTGTTTCTGGTTTAAACAATACATCAACCAATCTATAACTTCCCTTATAATTTGACTGAATTAATTTACCTGTTGGCTTCAATCGTTTCAATTCATCTACACTTATATTCATCTGTTTATCTTTGTAGTGAATAACTAAGCCACCTTTTCGGATAGCTTTGTCTATCTCATAATCTCTAACACTTGTGTATTTGCCTTGCCATAATTTAGTTACTGTTTTATTAATCATGTTTGCTCCATTGTTTAAAATAAAATTTGCTGTGTATTTACTTGTTCACCACTATCGTATTTTTTATTTTGACCTTTTGGATATGGTTGTATTTCATATTTTAAAGAATTGTGCAAAATTTTTTTTTCTTTTTTATCACCATTAAAATATATATATCTATGTTTTCTTGGTCTTTCCATTACATAAAATTTTTCTGGATTATTTTGCCTTTCCCTCAAAGAGTATTGTTCACATATAGTCTTGCTGTGTTTATTTGTATTTTTTTCTCGCCATTCAGTCCTTTTATCAGACAAGCCTGTATATATAAAATTAGTGGCTTGGTATACATATCCATTATGATTTGCAGAGCTATCAGCATAGCTTACAACTATTGATGGCTTTGGTAACATTTTCATAGATTTAGATATAAGAAAAGATGCTTCGTTTTTTTTATTATCTTGTAAACATAAACGATTTAATTCATAAACATACTCTGCATATTTTTTTCCACAAATACCAATGACCAAAGACCTTGAAGCTGGTATTCCATAAGTTATAATTCCAACTAAATTTTTATTTTCGTTAAATAAACCAAAAGAATAAACAATGCTTGGTATTCTCTTTGCATAATGTTTCTCAAGCAACCAAGAGTAAGTTTCTTTATTTTTTATCGGTAAAACTTTAAAATCTTTTAATTTTGTTGTCATAATTAACTTTCATAATTCATGTCTGGTATAAATACTCTCTTAGCTGAACTCCATCTCATTTTACAAGCTCCTATGCTGCCTTGTACATCTATCTCCCTTATCTTAGCAACTCTGATAAGAGTTGATTCATCTTCATAATCTCTAGTAACAATAATCCCAACATCACATTTATTGTTCCAATGGCTACTTCCCGACACATCATAGAGTGAATTGACCACAAACTGACCTTCGGCTGTTCTAGTTTGTTTTGTTGGGTGAGCCACCATCATAGTTATCATATTATGTTGTCTATTCCACCTTTTTATATCGGATATAAGAATAGAGATATGTTCAGTTTCATTCATGTTTGCTCTAGATGGATTAATCTCGTTATATGGGTCAGTAATCAGACAATCTATACCGAACTCTTGTCTGCATATTTCAGCTTTTTCCAAAATCCATGAAATCGTTGGGCTGTCGTCTGATTTATCAATAAAGTAGAAATGCTCATTAATAAAAGCCAATGCGTGATTTAATTCTTCTTCAGTTATTCTATTACTGAACATTTTATCAAATGGTTTTTCACAATATTTTTCTACCAACCTTGCAACATTTCGGCTTAATGAACTTTCTGGAGAATAAATACAGAACTTAAAATCATGTAGTCTTGCCAACTGTTGAGCTAAGTCCAAAGTAAAGCTAGATTTCCCAGAGTTCGGTGTACCAGTAATCAGCATAAAAGAAGGCTTAATAATTTTTAGTAAGGGATCAAGATTATCAAAGCCTGTTTCATATTGTTTTTGTGTTTTGCCTTCATACAAATCTTTAATATCTTTATATATATCTCGGCAAGTATAAATGCCATCTAAGTTTTTGCTCATTGTCTGCTCCAATTATTTTAGTTTTATCCAGCTAACCAATTCTTATTTTTTACTTTAACCTCTATCTTATCTTCCCACCTACCTTGATTAAGCCAAGTCGCACCATGCACAATAAAAGCTGTTTCAGTATTCTTTACACTTTCAGCATATCTTTCCATAGCACTAATCAATCTATCTTCGCTGACTTCTTTAGACTTTACCAAGTTATTATATATCTTCTGACATTTCTTTTTTGCAATCTTTCTCGGCACTTTTTCCCAGAACTTATCAAATTTTGATGTTATATGTTTATCTTGAGTATTGTGTGCCACTCTGTCACTAGCTAAGTGAATATTTGGCACTAACCCCATATTAAGTTTATAAACATTAAATCCATATGCACCATTTTTTTCTTTGCGTATAGATATAAAGTTTTGCTTTTCAAGTTCTTGTATATGTCTAACTACTGATCTTTTAGAACATTGACACAACTTTGCCAAATGTTCTTGGCTGGGATAGGCTTCGCCCTTTTCATTTGCATAATTGCAAATCATAAGCAAGATCAGCTTGGACAAACTGCTATCTGCCGTCTTTTTTACTCCCCAAGCTAATGCTTCAAAGCTCATTGATTGATCCCATAGAAATCATTTGGGCTAACTTTCCCATCAGTAAACTCATATATTTTTAGCATTTCTTCTTTTCTTGGAATAACATCATTATATTTCCATTTGGTAACTGTGGATTCGCATATATCTAATTTCCTAGCAAATCTCGCAATACTAAGCTGTTCTTCCTTTAAAAAATCGTTGAATGTCATTTATATCTCCTTTTTGCATTATTTTGGTATGGTAATATTACCATATATATAAAATAAATCAAAACAATAGTTGCATATACATTAATAATGTATATAATGATTAAGACTAAAAACTTAAATAGGAAAATAAAATGATAACAATAGTAAGAAAAAATGATAAACAGTTAGACCTAAAAGAAATGCAAAAAATAGTAGGTGGTCGTATTGAAAGACACCCAGAAAGAGTGCATATCAATAATTTAACATTTGAGGTCATTGTTAATGAAGAAGGCTTGATTGACAATCTACCAATAAATACAAAAATGAATGATTCTTTTGGTTTAACAATATTTGGCAACGCAATATTAATTGAAGGTGGTCTAAGATAAATTAACAGGGAGCTAGAAATAGCTCCCACATTTTATGGAGCAGACAATGAGCAAAAGTGTAGGAATAGTAGCAAAGGGCATTGTTCTTGATAATGTTATTGATGACATGATAAGAGAATTAACTGTTGTAAGTTCAATGGGTGCATTTGGCAAAGTTGTTAGTGCAGAAATAATCTGGAAAGATTATCAACATTATAGACCTTGCATTATCAATAGTTCTACACTTTACAAATACATTACATTCAAATTTCAAACGAAAGAATCTGTGATGATAAATTGGCATGAGTATAAGAACCAATTTGATGACAGAGCTATTCATGGATTTATTGATTATTGCATAATGCTTTTTACTAATGATCCATTAATGAAAACAATTCCAGAAATAGAACAGAAATATATAAGCAAGAAACTTGAAGAAAGAATCCAAAAACTTAATAGGAGTATACAATGAGCAAACCAGATATAGATGAAATGATGAAGAATGAGCATACTGACGATTTTAACACTATGCACTTGCATGATTTTGTAAATGCAAGGCTTGAAATCCAAAAAGCTGAAATACCGCAGAATGGACATAATAAACATCACAATTATAAATATACAGAATTAGAAGATATGATAAATGTTGTTGAGCCAATACTGTTAAAACATAATCTTATTTCTAATTTTACACAAGTGTATGATGAAGAAACATTAGAGGGAACAGTATCAGCTAGAATAAAATTTAGAATGAGAATAACTCATGCAATTAACAGACAATATTTTCAATCAGAAGTTTCTATTTATCATAATAGAGAAATAAAAAAAATTGGTGAACATATGACTTATGCTAGACGATATTTATATGAATCAATCTTGTTAATAAGAGGAACTCCAGATGTAGATTCTATTGATGACAGCAAGGGAGATTTCAAATGAACGAACTAGAGATATTAAAAAATATTCCAAAAAAAATACATGCGTCAAAACAAAGAAAAAAAATGGTTACTTGTTTGGTTACAGAAGTAGAGCATAGATATTTGAAAGGATTTTGCCAAAAGCATAATATAACCGTAAGTTCATTAATGCGTGAACTTACAATTAATTTTTTAACAAATATTGAGAAAAAAGAAAATGGATAAAGACGAAAGCTATCAAAATGTGCAAGAAGCACAAGAAGCACATGCAAGGGATTTAGAATTGCAACATCAAGAATATGTTACGATAGAAAAGATGGATAAATTTTTACAAACAGTTGATGACAATGCTAATGCAATATTAAATGTATCTATTGATATTCATAAAACTTTAAAATTTTTAAAAACTTATGTTGAAGAAAATAAAAACTTATATAGAGAAAATCATTATGAGTGTATAGAACGAACTAATAAAAAACTTAATATGGAGAATAAAGATGGAAGATAAATCAATAAAAACAGCAACAGGTTATGAGATAAGAGTAAACTCTGGGAATCTATTTAAGAATGACTCGGATAATCCAAAAGCTCCGTCTTATAAAGGACTTGTAAATATAGAGGGTGTTGGTTACCAGTTGGCACTTTGGAAAACTGAAAAAGGATATTTGAATGTAAAGTTTACTAAGCATGAAATATCAGATGATGGAAAAAGAGAATCCTATCATTATGAAAATTCAGAAAAATTAACTCCGCCACAAGTTAAAAAAACTATTGAAAAATTAGAAGATGAATTTAATGATGACATTCCTTTTTAGTTATGTTTATATTAAATAATTGTAGTTTCCTAAAAGTCCTTGCTCCTAATGGTAAGGCATTTAAGTTCTCCCATCAGAAATGGTGGGAGTTTTTTACAAGGAAAAAAAATGGGCAAACTTAAACATTTAAACCAAGAATTTTTTACAGATAACATTATCTACAATCAAAACCAAGATTCAGAATATGGAATTGTGCCATTTGAAATGCCAGAAAATTCTACTGATCTTGTGTTAAGTGAAGTTATGCAATATGGAGAAGAAGTTAAAACATCAACCACAGATAAAAATTTATCACATATGAGAAGTGTTGATTGTTGGAGATTAAATCAAAAAGATTCTATTACATCTGAACTTATAAGCCACGCATTAATAGATATTAATAAAACATTTAATTATAAATTAGCTGGTATACAAGACATTCAATATTTGGAATACCATGAAGGCGGAAAATATGATTGGCACTCTGACATTGGCTCTGGTATTGCTTCTTTAAGAAAAATATCTATTAGTTGGGTATTGAATGAAGGTTATGAGGGTGGTGATCTTCAGTTCTTTGGAGATGGTGGAGAAATACATACCCTAAATTCAACTCCAAACAAATTAGTTTCATTCACAAGTTTTTTAAATCACAGGGTTACACCAGTAACTAAAGGCATACGCAAATGTGTAGTTGCTTGGGTATTCGGAAATGAGAGCTGGAGATAATATGACAACAATTAAAGACCAAGTTACATATGACAAGTGCAAAGAAAGAATCCAACAAGAGATAAATTCTACTTTGAAAATTATTAATGATTTGATGAATGAATCTGATCCAGATATTAAAAAATTATCCAATTATTTTATTATCTTGAGCAATCTTAATCAAAGTATTGGCTTACTAAATACTATCAAACCCTTAGAAAAACAAGAATAATTTAAAAATAAATTTAAAATAAATTAAAATAATTTATATTTTATATATAAATCAATCACTTATAGCTGTATATTTTTACTATATATAATTGACATATATACCATTATTTTATATAATATTTTTATAGGTTGATAATAACTTATAGATAAAAACTTAAATAGGATATAGGAAATGATTAGCAAAGAAAGTTATAAAGTTTGGGATAAAAAATCTACAAAAGTAATTTTAGGCTTAATGGATAGTATTTCAAGTAGCTATCAAAACAGAGCTAGTTTTTATGATTTCCCAGAATGGATTGGAACTGAAATGCAAAGATTTGCAAATCTTTATTTTAAAAATGAGCAAGATGAATATGAGTGGTGTTTACTTTCGCTTTCATTTTATAAAGATACTTTGAAATTGTATACAAAATTCAACATAACCCACCCAATATTTAAAAGATATGGTGTTGAAATTCACGAACTCAAAATAGAAATTACAGATTACAAAAGACAGATTAAAAACTTAAATAGGAGCAAGAAAATG